CCATGATGATAGAAAATTGTATAAGTCAATGTAGGGCTTTTGTATGCTTCATTATTGGAATAGTTATATCGTATCGTTAAAAAGCCTTGATAATTGCCATGTATTACAGGACTGCCTAACTTTCTCAACTCATAACATAACCACTCCAGAGGGTCAACTTGGATATTCTTAGTAATCGATGTTTCATGGTTGCCATCTGATATAAGTACAATATTCTTGGCATAAGGTTTCAACCATTCAACCGCATCTAAAACAACCTTTTGCAAATAGTTTGTCTCCAGATGTTCAGCCCTTAACTTATTACTACGCCTAAAATCATTTCTACCCTCCATTAAATCGAAGAAATCCCCAATAATGACTACATACCCATTCTGTGCTTTTACCTCCTCTAAATGCGCCTTAAATACGTCTCTTTGGCAATATTTAGAATCCCAATGTACGTCTGATGCAAATAAAAAGGGCTTTAACTCCTCCTTATCTAAAGTCATGACTGTACTCATTGGCTCAATCTGCTGAATATCCATATATATTTTTTTCTGAAATTCCTATCTCCAAACAAAACAAACCCACGTCAAAACAGGGGCAATCTTTGGCAACATTAGGGAAGTCTCGGTGTCCTAATATCTTTATATTCTCATATCTTCTTGCATAATATTTTAGGTAAATCTCTAAGGTCTTTTTTTGCTCTGGTGTTCTTGTATCAGCAGGTCTACCTCTCAACTTGCCACCTGCATAGACAATATGTCTGCTCATGGTGTTATAATACTTAACCCCATTAGTTATCTCCCACGCATCAACCATGTTGTCAGAGTCGTAAGGATGGAGCATTACAATACTTCCATCTTGCTGAATAAGGTCTGAATATCCAACCCTTGACCATCCTCTACCAATAGGCTTAGGGGCAGTATGCCAATCAATTATCTGCTCCTTAGTTACAGGAAACTCTGGTTCGGTATAAGAGCAATGGACAACTAAATATTTAAGTTCTTTCATTCAATTTGCTTTTAGCCCATCTTAGCATGGCATCTCCTCCCCATGCGTCATACATTATAGAACCACATCGTGCTTTGCCATCTTCATCAGTATATCTGCCTGTATCATAAGTTTTAGCCCTTGACAAGAAAGAATAAGTCCTGCGAATCGTTGTCCAACTCAGATTCTCACGCTTAGCGATTTGGTTCGCTCTTGCCCAACCGACCAAAGTACCGCAATCAATGTTGTTTTCTTCTTTGAATTTTAGGGCTTTCTTAGCATTTGAAACCGCCCCATCTGGATAATCACTTGGCATGTTTTACTTTTTTTTCTTTCCTTTCTTTCCTCCTCCGTAACCTTTCTTTTTTCCTTTCTTCATTAGTAAATAGTTTTTTAACAATCTTAAACAATTCTACCACATAAGGCAAGACCTGTATAATCCATTTTAACGTATCTAAAATAGCCGTTCTTCCTGTTGGGGTAGTTATAGTCAACCTTGTGCCGTTAATCGCTTTAACCTGCCCTAAAACGGTCTTAAAACCACTCCTTGCTATTATTATATCTCCCTGCTTCATTTCTGGCGTAAATGTATCATGACTTCCTCCATAACCTTAGTGTTCTTCTCAATGATTACTTGATTCTGGCTCATGTTTGTACGGTAACACTCTATTACCTGTTGCTCCAGAGCAGTCAATCTTTGATTGGTATGGTTATACTGTTGCCACAACGTATATGCCATAGCGGTCATCATGCCAAACATGACCACAATAGCAAAGCCATTGGACTTGACCAACCTTTCAAATATTGGTATTAATGTTATAAATTTCATAGCCCTTGTATTTTTCTCATGATTACTTTATTCCCATCTGATTCAATTACAAAGAAATCTGAATCCAGTTCTTTATTCCAATAATCCCTAAAATCAATCACGTCATTAAACAAGGTCTGAACTTTAAATCTGTTCTCGGTGTAAATCAACATCTTTCCTGTTCTGCCATTTTCGATTGGTTCCCCTTGCATAGTCGTTTCGGTTACGTTCATTAGTTTATCAACCTCCAACCAAATTATATCGCCTCCATTAATACGAGCAATCCATCTACCTTCAAATCCATCTCCGAATTTTAATCGTGTCTTGACAAAGAAACCATAGCCTTCCATTTCTCTGATTATGTCATTAACTGGAGAATACAACCTTGCGAGTTTTTCTCTTTGCATTAACCGAGCTGCGTCCAACCAATTTAGGTTCTCATTACGATAAATTAGATTAAATGCGTATTCGGATACTTGCGTAGAATCCATTACCTTGTCAATCGCTTCAAATGTCATAACGCCTGTGTTTGGAAGTATTTTTGATTCATAAACTATAAATGCTTGTGAGTCTAATGTACCTACTGTTTCTTCCGTTGTGAAAGTAAATGGTACGTAGTAGATAGAATCAGGTACTTGGCTTTTTAAAGCCTTTGAGAATAGGACAATAATTATAAACATCACTATCTCTAATGCTTGTCTGAATGTGAATGCAGTTTTCATATTAATTATTTTCTAAAATTGTTAATCTGTTGCTTAATTCTGTTATTAGTGTTTTTAATGTTTCTATTTCGGTTGCTTGGGATTCGATTATGGATTGTTGTTCTTGGATGGCTTTGGTCAAAGTTGCCGTAATTGAAACCATTTTTAATCCCATTGTTTCATTGCCATTATCATCTATTGTTGATGAAATAGCTTCAGGAATTATTTCATAAATATCTTGAGCAATAAAACCTAAACTATTTTTTTCTCCGTTTTTGTAATCAAACATTGTAGGTTTTAAATTCATAATATCTTCTAATCCATAAGGGTAAATATAATTTATATTTGTTTTTAATTTAATATCAGAAGCGTCAGTCCAAACACCACCAGTTGTAACGTGCGCACCACTACCCATTTCTAAAGGATAACTCGGACTCGTTGTGCCTATACCTACGTTGCCAGAAGCATTAATCCGCATTCTTTCTGATAAAGTGCCATCCAAAGTAGTAAAGAACCTCAATCCTGCATCTTGTGTTGATGCTGTTGTATTCCACGCACCTTCACCATCAGCAGTTATTTTAGCCATAGAAACTCTTGTACCACCGCTTGAAGTTCTACTCATAAAATTAATACCAGCACCATATCCATTAAAACCACCTTCTAAAGTTAATTGAGTGCCAGAAACAGTTTGAGATGTATGTTCTATATGTAATTGATTTTCAGGAGTCGTAGTTGCAATTCCCATGTTTCCGTTAAAATAATTTTTAGCATTTGAATCTTCTTGATATACTCCATAATAATTAGTAACTGAACCACCTGTTGAAGCATTTTGCAATTTTAAAGCATATAAATTAGTTACGCTTCCAGCTTGATAAAAGGGATAAATATTTAAGCCTGTTACATTAGTTACAGTAGGTGCATTCCCTTTACTTGATTCAATACCAACTTGGAATTGCATACCTGTAATTTCGTTTAAAAAACCTGAATTAAGTGTATCACCAAATCCTGTAGTTACATCAAAAGTCATTCCCCTTAAATAACCAATAGTATTACTTAATCCTGTGGGAACTAAATGCCTTGCTGATGCAATTATACTTTGTTGGTATTTAGAACCTGTACCAGAGTATGTAAGAATATCTTGTAATTGTAATGCTCTATATACATTAGCAGACATTGTATCTACTTTATATAAATCCAATAAAGAAATCGGATTATTTGTACCAATCCCAACCCTATTCTCACTTTCATCAACAAACAATGTACCACTATCAAAATTAACATTGCCACCGCTTTGAGTTAATGCGGATGTAAACGTCTTTGCACCTGTTATCGTTTCAGTTCCAGCTATGGTAACGTAATCTGATAAATCTCCTTTCGTAGCTATAACCGTTGCCGTGTCCACAGTCAATTCGCTTCCTGTTGTTCCATCGCCTGTAATCGTAACGCCATCCGATAGTACCGAACTAATTATACTGGATGTAGCTGCTAAAGTATCTCCACCCAAAATCAAAAACGTGTCAGCTCCGTAACTAATATATAAATCCCTGCTAAACACTAATTGTGAATCAGCAGGGTTGCTTATGGCAATAGAGCCTTGTGTAGTGTCCTTTTGAATTTGCCTAAACTTTAGGCGTGGTGTCTGGGCAAAGACTGAGGTTGATATGAAAAGAAAAAAGATTATATGCTTCATCTTAATTACAATTTACCAATACATTCGCATTGAAATATACAATGGTTGTTACGTTAGAATTTAAAACCCTTATCAGATTAGCAAACTGACCAATAGTTGTAGTAAAAGTCTGTGAACTACCTGTTAATCCATTAGTGATGCTACTTGCAGGAGGATTCCACATATTAGTGCCTGTAACATAACTTCCTGTTACATTAGCAAAACCAATATCAAAATCAAAAGTACATGATGAGCAACCTACAACATCTGCAACAAAATTAATACTACTTACTTCACAACCATATAAACTTGATGGCAAAGCCAAATAAGCAGCCGCTTTACTTGCATTTAGAATTATATTAAAACTATATTCCTCTCCTCCTCCAAAGGAAACCTCAGTACCGTTTTGTCGCAAAGCCCCTGTAAAATTAATATCCCCATCTACATCTAAGGTGTAATTAGGTTGAAACTTATTTATACCGACCTTATCTCTATCTGCATCAACATTTAATAAGTAAATATATGTATCGCCACTAACTAATAACCCATCATTGATACCACCACTATAACTACTATTAATCCAAACGCCCTTACTCGTTTTTAAGTCAAAACTTGAGTTAGGTGTTGAACCTCCAATCGCAATGGCATCTTCTGAGGCATCAAGGTTGAATAAGTTGGCGGTAGTTCCACCATTCATAGTTACATCTCCGTTTAAAGAATTATTATCAGTATTAAATACTGCTCCATATTTAGTTGTTAAGGACAGATTACCGCTTGGCGTAGTTTGAATACCTAATGCCCCAGAGGGATAGAAATAACTATCGCCAACAGAACCATCGAAATTACTTGTGCCTAAGACCTCTAAATCATTATCTAAAGTGAGATTATTATTTACATCTAAATAATTCACTTCAACACTATCGATAAATGCAGTATGGCTTAATTTTAATTGATAACCAACTGTGGATGATGCAGTTCCATCTAATAAATTATCAACTAATTCGTAATGGTCATTTATCCAAAACCCATTATCGCCGTCTATATTATCAGCTGATTTAAAAGTTGGTATTCTATTGTTTCCTTGATTTGTCGCAGTTACGCTACCATTGCCCCCTAAATCATCAAATTGAGCCGTTATGCTACCTCCATCTTGTTGGGTTAACGTTATAGTCTTAGTCGTTGTTCCTGTTACACTTGCTGAGGTAATTTTATCATTGTAAGCACTTGTCCAATTACTTGAATTGTCAGTAAGATAACTAATAGTGCCACCTGTTGACTTGACTATACCTGTGCCACTTAGATTATCTTGCTTGTTGTTTAGAGAGGTCTGTAAGTTATCTACATTATCAATAATGTGGTTGTGGCTATCATCAGCAACTTGTCCGCTAATAGTAATGTTGCTTGACCCATCAAAATTATTAGACCCAGATAAATCCCCACCAAAAGCAATAGTCCTGCTTGATTGCAATTTGGTAGCCGTTGAGGCATTGCCATTTAGAGTAGCCGTTATAGTCCCTGCGCTAAAGTTTCCAGAGGCATCTCTTGCTACTAATTTATTTCCTGTGTTTGTAGTTGTCGCATCAGCACTAATAGTGCCTGTGCTTGTAATCGTACCTCCTGTCATGTAAGTACCTGCGCTGACAGATGTTACTGCATTGTTTGGTATTTCGCTGACTACATAAGTTTTAGATGCAATTAC